TCCTCATGGTCCAGGTAGTCGATCACGTCGGCCGCCGAGCGGTTGCAGGGCGTTGCGGTGGAGAACCGGCCGGCGGCCGACGTGATCGACTACCTGGACCATGAGGATATGTGCTTCTACATCGACCCGCCGTACCATCCCGGCGCGGCCGACCCCACGGGCTACATGCACCACCTGGCCCGCGATGACCATCGCGATCTAGCCGACCTGCTGCGCGGGCTGCGCGGCATGGTGGTGTTGAGTGGCTACGACCATCCCGACTACGAGAGCTGGTTTGAGGGGTGGTCGACCCTGCGCCATGCCGCCCAAGCGGCATCCACATCAGCATCCGGTGCGCGCCGCAGTCGGACCGAGGTGCTGTGGTTCAACCCGGCGGCATGGCATCGTCTGCAGGCGGGCAACGCCGGCGCGCGGACGGCCTGAGGAGTACCACGATCATGGGGACATCCAGCAATCGAGGGGGCATCGTCCGGCATATCGCGGGAGCCGTGCGGGCCGGCGGGCGGGCCTTTTCCGAGGCGCTCAACCTCAGCCAGATGACCCGCGAGATCGGCATCCCCGGCGGCGTGGTCGGTGACGACGGCCTGACCCACGAGGAGTACAACCCCGACCTGCAGGGCGCCAAATGGTTCGGCGTGGTCGATGAGATGCTGGTAGCCTTCCCCCAGGCCGCCATCGTCGAGCTGTGCTGGTGCCTGCCCGTCCAGGCGGCCGAGTGGCAGGTGACCGGTGGGTCGGCCGAGCTGCGGGACCTGGTGCATCGCTCCCTGTTCACTGCCGCCGGCATGTCCACCACCTGGTCTGAGGTCATCTACGACATGGCGCTGTCGGCGATGTATGGCACGGCCCTCTTCGAGATCGTCTGGGGCGAGATGCCCGATGGAAGCCTCGGTTTCCGCCGCCTGGTGGACCGCGACGTGGCCAGCATCGACCGCTACGAGTGGGACAGCGATGGCGGGCTCGCGGCCGTGGTGCAGAAGGGTACCGACCCCCGGACCGACAAAGAGGTCGAGGTCAAGCTGCCCATCGAGAAGTGCTTGCTGTTCCCGTTCCGCTCGCGCCGGCGCGATCTCAATGGGCGGTCGGTGCTGCGGCCGATGTACCGCTACTACCGCAGCCTGGACATGAGCCAGCGATTTGCCGACATCGGGCTGGACAAGAGCTTGGTTGGCCAGAACATCGGCGAGGCCGCGCCCAACGCGAAGCCTAGCCAGATGCAGGCGTTCCTGCGCATGTTGAAGTCGCTCCGCCGGCATGAGGCGGCCGGTATAGTGCTGCCGCATGGGTGGGCGCTGAAGGACAAGGTCGGCACCGACAAGATCGAGTTTCTGCCGTACATACAGTGGCTGGAGGGCGCGGCGCTACGCACCGGCCTCAGCGGCTTCGTGCAGATGGGCAGCACCAACAGCGGCACCACCGAGTTCGGCGGCAGCCTTATCGACTGGCTGGTGCTGGGCCTGGAGGGTCTGGCCGGCGGCATCGCCGACCGCATCAACCGCCACGGCGTACGCCGCCTGGTGGACGCCAATGCCGTCGTGACCAACGAGGATGACTATCCGACGGTCACCTACCGGCCTATCCGCGAGATGCTGGGCAGCGGCGCCGCCGCGTTCGCCGGTGCCCTGGTGGCGGGCGAGGTGCCGGTCAACGGCGCGACGCGCGACCAGAAGGTCGACACGGTCAGGGCCGGGCTGGGCCTGGACAAGCCCACCACCGACGCCGTGGCGGGCACGACCGGCGCGTCCGCAGCGGCCGCTGCGCCGGCGACGGCGACGAGACAGGCGGGTGAGGCTGCGGGATGCGCCCATGATCACCACCAGTTCGCCGAGCCCAAGCCGGCGGCCGGCGACTGGGAGCCGCGCATGTACCGCTACCTGGACGTGGTGCTGAGCGAGCTGCTGGCGCAGGTCCGCGCGGCCGACGGCGACCCGGTGGCGCTGGCCCAGATCGCGGTACCCGAGCAGGCGGTGGCCGATGGCGCCGACCTGGTGGCCGAGTGGCTGGCCGAGACCCGCGAGGCCGCGCTGATGGCCATCGAGGAAGAGCGCGGCGTCGCCTATGCCGAGCTGCACCAGATCGACCCCACGGACGCCGAGCGCGGCCGGGCGCTGGCCATCGCGCGGCACCTGGCCGACGAGGCGCGCACCGAGCTGAGCATGGCCGCGCTGGCCGGACGCAGCGAGGCCGAGCTGGTGTCGGCCTATGCCCAGCAGATGTCCAGCAGCCTGTCGAGCGACCTGCACGACGGCGCCGTGGATGTGACCGGGAGGATCAATCGTGCCACTCAGTGACCTGCTCCGATTGCCGCGTCAGGTGGCCAGCCGCATCGCCAGCGTCCGCGCCGGCGTGACCCAGGTGGCCAGCTCCGTGACGCCGGCGGCCGCCGGCGACGATGGCGGCTCCGACGACGTGCTGCTGCCAGCGGTGGTCAGCGGCCGCATCACGCTCAACCTGCCGGCGCTGCGGCGCTGGCCGGCGGCCGCGCGGCTGCTGAGCGTGCGGGTTCTGGTGGCCGTGGCGGGCGAGGACGATGCCGACGACTGACGTGGCCGAGCTGGTGTCTGAGCTGCCCCGGATGATCCAGGTCGCCGGGCAACTGCTCACCGTCGAGCAGCGCTCCGAGGCGCGGCTGGACGTGGCCGCCAACGCCGGCTCGGGCCGCGTGGCCTTCTCGGCCGTGGGCGATACCTGCCCGCTATGCGTCGCCCTGGACGGCAAGGTTTTTGCCGCCAAGTCGCCCGAGGCGGCGCGTCTATCGCCGCCGCTCCACCCCAATTGCGACTGCATCTGGGTGGAGATCGACGACGACGAGGTCGGCGCGCAGGATGCCTATACGCCCGAGTTCGAGGCCGGCATCCAGAGCCTGCTCGACCGCCACGCCACGTTCATCAACAACCCGGACAAGTACGAGGCATTGAAGGTGCCGGCGCGGCCCGACGGCAGGGACTTCACTTTTCGACGTTACCGGGATCCCGAGAGCGGGGAGATGACGTCGGAGCTGGTTTGGCACCGGCCGCGCTACGCTATCGAGGGCCTGACCGAGACGACCGCGCAGACCGGCGTGGCCGAGGTCGGTCCGCGCTGGACCAGCTACGTGCCCAACCCGGAGCTAGCTGACTGATGGCGACGTCGACCAGACTGCGTATCCTGATCGACGGCGAGGCCCAGTTCTCCCGCCGCGTGCATGGCATGCTGCATGCGGTGGACGACTGGTCGCCATTCCTTGGTTGGTTCCGCGACGAGTATATCGACCTGCTCAAGCGCCGCATGGACGCCGAGGGCGCGGTGGACGGCGAGAGCCGCTGGCAGGACCTGGCCGAGGGCTATGCCGCCTGGAAGCAGCTCAAGTTCCCGCAGGCGACCAAGATCCTCCAGCTCACCGGCGACCTCTACCGGGCGGTTACCGAGCCCGAGGTGGAGCTGACCAGCTCGATGCTGACCATCACCATCGACAACGACTACGCCATCTACCACCACAGCAACGAGCCGCGCGATGGCAAGCTGCCGCGCCGCCAGATCGCCGACCTGACCGGGCCGTTCAAGCGCCGGATGATGGCCGCCTGGCGCGACACGATGACCGCGCCCTGACCGTTGGAGGCGACTCGGCGGTGACTAGGCGGGCGTATGGCGATCCTGGGTGCTAGCTAGGCTAGCAGGCGATTTGGCGGCAATGCAGAGCGCGATGGGCGACCGCTGGTAGGACTATCCCCGCCGCCGACCGACACGATGTTGGGTGGAGCGCAGGCATCTGCATAGATCGCGCGCACGATACTCTTGACGCGGCCGGGTGCGTGGTACTAGACTAGCCATCAACAAGCTGCGTGGTTAAGCGCGGCAGGGACCCCTAACCGGGTTTCTGCCGCGCTTTTCGTTTTGGGGCCATCGATGCTCAACCGTGCTCTCCAGGTAGCAGTGCAGGCGGAACGGCCGGCGGCCGGGCGGTCGCGGCAGCTCATTGTTCCCATACACCGTGAGAAGCACCCCATCTACGGCCTGGTGGAGATCACCGAGGCCGACGTGCTGCGCTACGCGGCCAACTTCGCCGACGGCATTAAGACCTACCACGGCCGGCTGCCCTTTGGCATCGACCACGACGAGAGCCGCGGCGCCGCCGGCTGGATTGTGGGCGTTGAGGCTGGCCCCGAGGGGCTGTGGGCCGATGTGGAGTGGACGCCGACCGGCGTGGAGTGCATCGAGCAGCAGACCTACCCGTTCATCAGCCCGGAGTGGGTTGATGTGTGGACCGACCCGGTGACCCAGCAGACCTACGAGGATGTGCTCGAAGGCGCCAGCCTCGTGGTCCGCCCCCAGTTTCGTGACCTGCCGCCGGCGGTGGTCGAGCGGTACAGCGAGGACCAGGCCCCCACGGTCTGGGTGGTCCCGTCGCGCGGCGCCGATACGGTGTCGGGCGCGGCGGCTGTGGCTGGCGATGGCCAGCGAGGAGAGGATCCGATGCGTGACGATCCCGCCGGCGCCACGCCGGCAGCGGGTGGCTCGGCTGGCCAGTCCGAGGTAGTATCGCTGGCCGAGCACGAGGAGCTGAAGAAGCGGTTTAGTGAGGCCGAGGCGCGCCTCGCCGCCGGTGCGGCTGACAGCCAGCGCGGCCAGCCGCGACAGCCTGGCCGAGTTCGGCGCCGATCTGCACGCCGTCAGCCCCGAGCTGGCCAAGCGTTTCGGCGAGCTGCTGGGCGGGCTCAAGACCTACCAGCCGGGCGAGGTCGGCCTGAGCGGCAGCGCCGCGGCTGGCAAGGCCTCTGCCGATGAGCCGGCCCCGCTGACGGCCGAGCAGAAGCGGTTCGCCGAGGCCCACGGCTTGACCGAGGACGAGTACCGGGAGGGCATGGAATGAGTGCTCTGACTGCTGACAATGCCGTCGACATCAAGGAGCCGGGCTATCCCGCGTTCCCCGTCAAGGACGGCGAGGACATCTACCAGGACGCGCTGGTCTGCCTGGATGCCAACGGGCTGATCGTCCCGGCCGCCAACACGGCCGGGCTCCGCTTCGTCGGGCTGTCGCGCGACAGCATCCAGAACGCCGCGGACGCGTCGTGTGAGGTGGACAACCACTCATGGTTCCTGGCCACCGGCAGCGGCTTCGCGGCGACTGATGTGGGTCGGCGGGTCTACGTCGCCGACGACCAGACGGTGTCACTGACCGCCAGCAAGCGGGTCTGCTGCGGCGTCATCGCGCAGTATGTGTCGAGCACTCAGGTCTGGGTTGACCAGGCCGGGGCGCTCGGGCGCGAGCTGGTGACGGCACTGCCCTTCGGCAGTCTCGGCGCGGGCCTGAGCGCGGCGCAGTTGGCCACGCTCAAGGCACCGGTCGGCCAGAACGTCTATCTGCGTGAGGTGCAGGTCGGCTGCACCACGGTCACCGGCACCTGCTCGGTCGACCTGAAGGTGGGCGGCACCTCCGTGCTCGACGCGGCGGTCACGCCCAGCGCCGGCGCGGTGGTTCAGGGCGCCATCGCCACGCCCGCCATCGCGGCGGCCGCGTTGGTCACCGTGCATGCCACCACGCAGGCCTCCACCGGCGCCATCACCGGCGCCACCGTCACCCTCATCTGGGAGGTGCTCTGATGAGCCTGCAAAAGTACAACGACGCGATGGCCGGCTTCAACGCCCTCTTCAAGAAGGCGTATGCGTCGACCGATGGTGCTGACCCGATCTGGCCTCGGCTGTTCACGCCGCTCAAGAGCACCGGCAGCAAGGAGATGTACCGCTGGCTGGGTCGCACCGGAGGCATGGGCCTGTGGGTTGGCGACCGCCAGAAGCAGAAGGCGTTCGCCGACGAGTTCGAGGTGCCCAACCTGCCGTATGAGGACACCATCACCTTCGACCGCTTCGACTTCGAGGACGATCAGCTCGGCGGCTACGACCTGCTGGTCACTCAGGCCGGCATGGATGCGCGGGACTTCCCGATCAAGCTGCTGATGAAGCTGCTGGCGGCCGGCAAGTCCACGAGCATCACGATGCGCGGCGAGAAGGTGTCCATCGCGGCCTGGGATGGCAAGGCGCTGTTCGCCAGCGCCCGCACCATCGGCAAGGATGACGGCCAGACCAACCTCTACACCGGCACCGGCGTGACCTATGACAAGGTGATCGCCGACTGGCAGTCGGTGCGGGCCGGCATGCGCGGCCTCAAGAACGGGGCTGGCGAGACGCTGGGTCGGACGCCGTCCATCGCGGTCATCCCGCCGAACGACGACCTGATCAACTCGTTCGACACCATCCTCTCTGGTCGGGTGCCGCTTGGTTCGGCCGACATCCGCACCACGCTGGCCGGCTACGTCATCAACGACGAGGCCACTGGCAACGACTGGGCGGCGTTCGATGTCAACCGTGCCGTCAAGGGCCTGCTGGTGCAGACCCGTCAGGCGCCCAAGTACACGGCGCCGCGGTTCGACAGCGACGCCGACTTCGAGCGGCATGAGCTGGTGGCGGGCATCGATGCCCGCTGGGGCGTCGCGCCCGGCGATTGGACCTGTGGCGCGTACGTCGAGAACTCGGGCTAAGGCCATAAGGAGGCAGCCATGTACGGCACCGTGGACGATGTGGTAGCGGTCCTATCGGCGCAGTGGAACCCTGCGTCGGGCGCGCCCACCACTGCCCAGGTGACGACCTGGCTGCAAGGCTGGTCGACGACGGTGGATGGGGAGATCGGGCACCTGGTCTCCTGCCCGGTGGACCCATCCACCTCGCCGGCCCTACATGGCCTGCTCACCCAGGCCACGGTGCTGCGGGTCGCCGCGCAGGTCTACGACAAGTTGTACCCGCCGGCGGCCACGCAGGCCTCGGATACTCGGCTGTCCACCGAATGGCGCAAGCAGGCGGAAGTCCTGATCAAGGGCGTTCGCGCCGGCGGCCTGTCCGACGGCCGGGTGCTCGACGACGTGGCCAGCGAGGTCGGCCCGATGGGCGACGAGACCGGCACGCCCAGCTTCTCGCTGGGGGATCTGTACTGATGGCATGCCGACGGGAGTCGCA